GCAATGAGCATGGATATCAGTGACAGTCTTATTACTCAAGAAGCTTTAACTAATTATAATAAAAATGTTTCTGCATTAACCCAAGGTGCTACTCAAGAAACTACTCAGATTATTGAAAATGAAATTAACTCTGGTGGAACCTTATACAGTACGACAAGAGCGTTAGCAGATGCTGCTGGTCTTGGTGCAGTGGGTCGACGTGTTTTAAGGAATAGGATCTATTCACAATCTTATAATGTTATTCTTGGTAAAGCTTTAAAGAGTACTGAAAATGAATATCAACTAGCAGATGGTACACCATTTTCTGGAATTGAAGCTTTTAAAGATCCTGAAAAACAACGTATTATTCAACAACAGGTAACTAAACAATTATCTGGTATGATGCGTGAAACTTATGGTATTACTGATCCTCTATATTTAGCTGTCGGTAAAACTAAAGTTGAAGAACAGAATGCTTTAAGAATTAAACAAGCTACACAACAAGGGGCAAATGCCTATTTAGAACAACTCAGACAACAGGCTGCGGATATTGCAAGTGGCGGTAAAGCTGAAAATTATTCAGCAGCATTTGATTTACTTAGAAAAATAGATGGTCCTATTAAGGCTCATGACTCTTTCTATAACATGATGCTGAATGCAACAGAAGAGCAATACCGTGAGGGTATGTCCATTGACCTTATGGGTAATGGTAAGACTTATGCTGAGCAATGGCCTGGTAAATATAGGGGTTTAGAAGCAGCAAGACAACAACAAAGAGATAAAGCTTTGATTGCAGCTCAGCGGCAACAACGAGCAGAGTTTCAAGGTATTGTTAATCTTAATCGCCAACAAATTATTGATAGCATTACAGAGAATCCAGAAGCTGGTTTTCGTACTATGCAACAGTTTGCTGCACAATATGGCCAAGGTGTACCAGAAGATATAAAAAGGCACTATTCAGATACTATTAAAAATATGTCTGAAGAAACAAGATTTGAAATTATAAGACTTCGTAAATACTCTGCCCTTGACCAAAATTATGTCAATCAAATTGGTGATGACAAACTAAGAAAGTATGCACAAGAACAGTTTAACTCTCAAGAGGAAAACATGTATGGTCCTGTTAACCTAAAAATTAAAGAAGGTCTTGCAGGTGATACACGGAGACTTGTTGGTCTTAAAGTAGGTGATGGTAAAACTGGGCAAAGTTTTCTTGTAGAAGCTTTATATGATAGAGTTTATAAAGAGAATTTAAGAAAACTAGGTTCTCCTCAATTAGCATATCAAGCTACTATGGATGAAGCAGCGAAAGCAAAGACTTCTAAAGAAGGACTTAAAACAGATGAAGATAAGAAAAACAGGTTTCGCTCTCATACCATTCCAGGTACATCTCAGATGATTTTCCCAGAAGCTGAAGAATTACCTAAAGCTCAAAAGACAAGATTACTTGAATTGGATAAACTTCTTTCTCGTAATCTTTCTGCAAGTGATATAATTTCACAACCTTCTTTACTTGGCTCTGAGCAAGAAATGGATGCTGTAATTTATCAATCAAAGAATAACGTAACACAAATATTATTTCCATCTGAAGTTTTGCGTGTTGCAAAAAAGTATGGTTTAAAACCATCTGAAGTTTACAATCAAGACGTTATTGACTACAACAAAGCCAACGGTACAAATAAACCATTACTAGGAACAGATTCACCTAGAGTGCAAATGATGGATTCAGTAGACCCTGACTTAGCAGCTAAACTTAATTCACCTTCTAATAGAGTACAATTAAACGCATTATCTCAAATTACAGGACGAACTAATAATTTTACAAGATCTAGTTTTAGAAACGAAACTTCTTTAAATACCTATTCCCCTCAAGTATCTTCTATAACATATGATACAGGTCAACCCGGTATCGATGTTTTCTTTGAAGACCATAACTTCCCTGCTGTATTATCTGGACAGGTTAAAGATATTGGATACCAAGTTAACCCAAATGGTAGTGGCTACGGACATTACTTAGTTGTTGAATCTATAGATCCTGAGACTGGACAATTAGTAGATGTTCTTTACGGTCACTTACCGAGCAAGCCTAGCCAGTCAATTGGTCAATCAATTGGTACGGGTGAAATTATTGGCAAACAAGGTGGTACTGGAAGCGTACAAAGTTTTGACGGAACCATTGCTTCTATTGATTTCTTGTCCCCTGCACCTGCTGGTAGTGGATCAATGACACCTTATGCTAATTACGATCGTTTAAGAAGAAACATTGCTTCTCAATTAAAACCATAAACTAAACTATGAACTCCGCAGAATACGCTAATTTAGGCGACGATTTTGTGATGGATCAAGAGGAACTACAACGTAAACTTTCTGAAGAAGAACTTTTAGAAATTCAACAGAGAGTGGAAGCTGATCAAGGTCAGCAAGTTGTAGATCCTGAACAGTCCACACCAGCTCCTACGGGAAGCGCAACGCCTGAACAAGCTACACAACTCGAAGAAGCTACGGCTCCTATTGATTACGAAGCACTGGATGCACAAGCAGCAGAACTTGATAAACAAGATCTAGAAATTTTAACTGCTATACCTACAGGTCTTATGGACTGGGGTATTGAAACTTTAAATGCATTGACAGGTGTTAGTGCTGCCCAAGATGCTCAATATGGCGGTACAGGTGGTATCCCTAAACTCACTAAATATGAAAATAACATAGCACAATCAGTAAGAAACATTGCTTCTGTTATTGGACCTACAATGGGTCTAACAAGTGCTGGTACTGGTCTTGCAACTAAAGCAGATAAGCTTATTAACAATCCACTTGGCAAGATGGCTTTTGTTAAGTTCATAGGACAACGTGGTATTGAAGCTGGTGCTAGTGTTGCGGTTGGTGCTGTTAGTGATCAGTATACAGAAGACAATATGTTGGGTCAAGCAAAAAAAGCTTTACCTGAGCAATGGGATTTTATTCCTGATAGTTGGGCAACTCTTGATGTTGATAGTGCTGATGTAAAACGTCAAAAAAATATCAACGAAGATTTAGCACTTGGGCTATTGATCCCTTTTGTTGGATTTCTTGGTGAAACTAAAGTTGCTATAGATGAAGTAAAAGGTTTATTTAGGAAAGCCCCTACAATTATTGGTGAATCTGATCAAGCGGTTAAGTATCTTGCTGATGCAAGACCTGTAAAAGGTGCTAATGCATCTGAAGAACTTGTTGAATATATTCGTAAACAAGAAGCTGATCTTGATGAACTAGGTTATTACAACCAATTTAAGAATGCTGACGTTAACATTCCTAAAAAAGGTGTGCATGATTTGTACGAATGGAATGAAACAGGACTAAGATCAGTCGATGATTTTGGTATTGTTGGTGCTAGTGTTGACGCAGCACGTATTGCAGCAAACAAAGGTACAGTATATGGTCGTCTAGGTAATTTCATCAGTACACCTGCCCTTAGGTATGGTGTGGAAACACCTGGTGGGGTAGAAGAAGTTACAGTTGGTCTTGCTAAACAACTGAAAGACGCTGACCGTTATAGGGTAGATGCAGCTGATTGGGCAATTAGTTTTGATGAAATCCAAGAGCAAGGTGAAAAGCTAGTTCTAGAACTATTTGATCCTACAGTTGGTATAGATGAGATGCGTCGCATTCTTGATCCAGTTATTACTAAGAATGAGTTTGGTGCTGAAGTATTGACTGCTGAAGGTTATACTGATGCTTTAAGTACAATCAACCAAATGGTTAAAAACTATAGTGGAATGGATGTAGCTAAAGCACAAGCATATACTGCTACTTCTATGGCTGGTCAAATTTCAGATCTATCTGAAGGTATCCGTCTAAATAAAGGTTCACTTTCTGTTGAAAATGCACAAGAAAAACTTCTTGATAATATTAATTTCTTACAGCAGCTTGTAGGTTCTACACGGTACTATGCTACTGAAAAGAAAGGTTTTATATCTTTAGCTGAACGTGCTTTAAATATTGGTAAAAAACCTGAGCAAATTGCTGGTAAAATTAAAGAAGCTTATCCACAAGCATTACGTACTATCCAAACTGAAAGCGAGAAGTTTACAGAAAGCTGGCGTTATCTACAGGAAAATAGACCTGATATCTTAGATTCTTTCTTAGAACTTTATGAAATTAGTGATGGTAAAATTAATACTATTGCTAAAATGAATGACGAGATTCTTCATGCTTTTACAAAAACTAGACTTCTTTTTGATGGTAACCCTGACTCACCTAATATTATTGTACAAGCTGTAAGATCAAATTACTTTAACTCTATTCTGTCTGATGTAGCTACAAGTTCTAAAGCTTTATACGGAAACTTAAGTGGTCTTGTAGCTGAACCTATTACTTATTTTGCTGGTGCATTATCACGTAAAGATTTAAAAGCAGTTCAACGCGGTTGGATGGCTTATAGTGCTATCTTTGATACACAGAAAAAAGCATTACCATATGCTGGTAAGATGTTTATGAAAGCATCACAAAACCCTAACTCTGTTGCAGGTCAAACACGTCTTGATTTAATTATTAAACAAGAAGAAAAAATCGCTCAATACCGTCAGATTGCTGATGCTGAGTCTGCTCGTGGTAATCATGGCTTTAAATATTTAGTCGATCTTTATGACGAACAAATGGCAATGGCAGCTGATCCTGTCTTCCGTTTTGTTCCTAATACCTTTACAGGTTTTGATGCTTGGACTGGAGCTACTTTGGCTAATGCACAAGCTAGATTCCGTGCTATGGATGAACTTGACCGCTTAGGTGAAGCTGCTACACCAGCTAGAATTAAAGAACTTGCTGATGTTGAATATAACAGCATGTTTGATTCTAACGGTATTATTACTGATCAAGCTGTAAAGTACAATACAGCAGACATCGCTTTAAATCTTGATACAGGTTTAAGTAAACAAATAGACGGTTTAATTAAGGTTGTACCTGGTCTTACACCATTCCTGACATTCCCTAAAACAATGATGAACGTTGTTAGGGTTGCAGATGATTTTGTACCGGCACCTTTACGGTCATTTCAAAGCGATGTAAATGAATTAGCATATACTTCTGTCAAAGATTTTATGTCTAATCCTGAGCTAGTAGAAACTTTACTTGCTAAACGTGGTCATCCTGTTAGCCGTATGGATGAAGTAGCTAAACTAAATACTCTTATTGATTTAAAGAACAAAACACTAGGAAGAAAAGCTATTGGAAGTTTTATTACTTCAATAGTAATTGGCAATGCTCTTAAAGATAAACTCTTTGGTGATGGTTTGTTTAGTGCTACAGGTGATGGTTCAGTTGACCGTCAATTAAATAGAGCACGTCAAAAGAACAGTAACTTTAAAACACGTTCTGTTGTTGGCCCTGATGGTGTTCGGTTTGAATACAGTGAATTACTTGGACCTGGTTTAAGTAATTGGGTTGCAATGGTTGCTAACATTGCTGATAACTTTGACATGCTTGGTGAAACTATGACTGAGCAAATGTTTGAAAAAGCAATGTTTATATTAAGTGCTTCTTTAACAGATGATGCAGGTATCTCTGCTTTACGTCCTCTTGTAGAAGTAATGAGTGGTAACAAATATGCAGCTAATCGTTGGCTAGCTGGTCAAATTAATACACTTGGTCCTCTAGGTGGCGCTAGAAATGGTATGGGTAGAATACTTGACGGTAGTTTAAAAGAACTAAATAATGATTTGATTTCACATATTGCTAATCGTAACCAATATCTTGGTATGGTTGATAATACTAATAGATTACCTACTGTTATTAATCCTGTTTCTGGTGAAGCTCCTAATCAATACGGATTGTTTCATCGTATTTATAACCATGTCTCACCTTTAAAAATTCATCCCGCAATGACTAAAGAAGAAAAATTCTTGTATGACATTGAATATGATGTATCTTCTGCATTTAAAACACGTAATGGTGTCGAATTAACAGGACCAGAACGTGCTGCTTTAAACGCTGAGATGGGTAAGAATGGTAGTTTTAGAAACGAAATTACAAAGATTATGGGTGTTGCTACAGAAAGAGATACAATTCAAGAATTAAAAGAAGCTAGACGACCACCTAATCTTGTCACTTCGGATCAAACACCTATTAGTAAATACGATGGTATTCATGTAATGCTACGTGATGCTCAAAAACGAGCTGAAGAAGCAGCCTTTGCTTCTTTAAATTCTGACATGAGGCTTGCTATTGAACAACGTATCTTAACTAAAGGTTTGAATGAAGAGAATGCATTAAAAGGAATTATCCAATCTAATCGTTACTAATGGCAACTACACAAACTACATATACAGGTAATGGTTCTACAACGAACTATTCTTTTACATTTGAATACATCAATCAAACAGACGTCAAGGCATCCCTAGACGGTACTGTCACAACAGATTTTTCATTAGATAACGCAACAACAGTTGCCTTCGATACTGCACCAGCCTCTGGTGTCAACATTATTATCTTCCGAGATACGAAAAACGATGATACTGTTGCTACATTCTTTGCTGGATCAGCTATTAAAGCAGAAGATCTAAACTCAAACTTTGACCAAACGTTATATGTTTCACAGGAAACTCAAAACAATGCTCTAAATACATTAGGTGGTACAATGTCTGGTGAGCTCAATATGGGCAGCCAAAAAATTGTAAGCTTAGGTACACCTACAGCAGATGCTGATGCCAGCACCAAAGCTTATGTAGACGGTCTAATCACTACCCACCAAGCACAAGTTGATGCAGCAGCGGCTTCTGAAACGGCAGCTGCGGCTTCTGAAACTGCAGCCGCTACCTCTGAGACAAACGCTGCAACGTCAGCTACTGGAGCTGCTAATAGTGCTACTACTGCTACTACACAGGCAACCAACTCAGGAACCAGTGCTACAGCTGCTGCTGCTAGTGAGACGGCTGCAGCCGCTAGTGAGACAGCTGCTGCTGCCAGTGAAACTGCTGCTGCAACGTCTGCAACTACTGCAGCTAATGAGGCAACTACAGCCACTACACAGGCCACTGCCGCAGCTACTAGTGCAACTAACGCAGCAAATAGTGCGACTGCCTCTGCTAACTCAGCAGTAGCTTCAAATAATAGTGCTGTTGCTTCTAATAATAGTGCAGTGGCTGCTGCCACATCAGCGGCGGCTGCTCTTGCTGCATTCGATAACTTTGACGATACTTATCTTGGTGCATTTGCAGTTGACCCCACAACAGATAATGACGGTGATGCACTGACAGCAGGTGACCTTTACTTCAACACAACTAATGATGTGATGAGGGTATTTATTGGTACTGTCTGGGTGACAGCTTTTGTCCCTGGTGATGCTGCCAATATTACTAATGCAGCAAATGGCAACCTAGCATCTACTAATGTCCAGGCTTCACTGCAAGAGTTGCAGACTGATATTGACACTCTCAATACTAATCTCACAGCCAATGACACAGACATTGCTACTCAAGGCAATTTAATCACTGGCAATGCAACTCAGATTGGAGCCAATCTTGCAGCCATAAATACTATTGGTCCGCTGGTTACAACAAACACAACTGACATTGCTACTAATACTGCAGCTATCGCTAATCGTGTTGTCCAAACGGGTGCTACGGGATCTGCACAGTTACCTGTAGGTACTCAAGCTCAACGTGATGCTACGCCTGTTGCAGGCATGATTCGTTTTAACGACGACATTGACCAGTTTGAAGGTTTCAACGGTACTGCTTGGAGCAGTGTCGGTGGTGGAGCCACTGGCGGTGGTGGTGACCGATGGGCAATAGAAATGGATAACACTATTACTCAAGACTTCACGGTTACTACTGGTAGAAATGTAATGAGTGCAGGACCATTGACAATTAACGCAGGTGCCACAGTAACCGTACCTGCAGGATCTACTTGGGTTATTGTTTAATTATGACTATTCGTATTGACGGAACTAATACCGCCGCTAATCCAGGTATTACGGGAACAGACACCGACACAGGTCTGCAATTTGGAACAGATGAAGTCAGTATTGTTACTGGTGGGACGGAGCAGTTAAAGGTTGAAAGCGATGGCAGGCTGTTGGTTGGGACGTCTAGTGAAAGCGGCTCTTCAACCGTAGTTGTTAGAGGTCGCCCCGGAGTCTCAGCTGCTGAGGGTCAATTAGAACTTG